TGACCGTGTGAGCCTGCGCAGACTCGTAGACCTCGTAGACGTCCTTCGGGTAGCGCCACGTCGTCGAAACCGAACCCGTGCGGGATTGGTCCGGGTTTTTGTTGACATCCTCCCACTCGTGCACCGTGGCCGCCTGCGCGCCCCACAGCCGCTTGACGTGACGATGAGTCTGCACAAGGCGAAGGACGTTTCCCTCGATCAGTCCCGGGTGCTGCGTGATGAAATACAAATCCAAGCCCTTGTGCCCGTGAGTCTCCAACTTGGACACATGCTCCGGCACCTTCGCAGACGACGCACGAGGGCGGAACGGGCGCTGCGCCTCGTCTATCACGACGATGGACTTAGGCGGCAGGGAGGGCCACGCCTCGCAATCCTCGAGGTGCACCCAGCCCGGGATTTTCACAAGCTTCGGCTGACCAGTCAGCGGCCCATCTTCATGGTTGCCGATGTTGTAATAAACGGTGCGCTTCTCACGCTGTGCGCGCTCCCGCACATGCCAAAGGGTCCAGAGCGTTTTGCCGTTGCGCGGCTGACCCGTTATCAGATTGATCGGCACGTCAAGCGCTCCCGGGCGGACGTTGCGTCCAGCGCGTGACGGCACCATCAACCGCCTGAAGCGCCAGCCTCGCCGCCATCGCCGAGAACAAGATCAGGAGGCCCTGATCTATGCGCATGAGGGAAAGAATCGTCACCATGGTAGAGGGGAGCGACCCCAGGTAAGAGATAACGTCAGCCTTCAACGTTTGCAGCCCTATCGTCACGCCGGTAAACGTGACGGTTGCAAAGCCCAATTGGAAGAGAATCACACCCACGCGACTGGACAGAAGGCGCCCGAGGGCGCCGAGGATGGTCGCAACGATGACGGGCATATCAGCTCCCCAGCCTTCCGGCACCAAACATGATTTGCGCTCCCCAGAGCGTCGAGAAAACCAGCACGATGTAGCCGAGGTAGCTGAGCGGCGTATTCATGTGCGACAGTGGAATCGTGATGCCGCTCACGTTCCAATCGGCAAGACTCCCGGCCCCGTAGGCCCTCTCCGTCGTGACGAATGCGGTGCTACCGCTAACGCTTGTGTTCCCGACGCGGCCGGTCCCGGTAACAAGCCCGTTGCTCGACGCCGTCCAGTCCGCAAGCGCCTCGGCCTTCGTCATGCCAGTACCGACATCCCCGAACTGTGCGCAGTAGGCTTGATGCTGTTGCCGAGCGATGGCGCACTGGATCGCATCGCCGTCGCACGTGAACCCCGCCTCGCAGCTCCCGCCGAAACTGGACCCTTCGCCGCACTGCTCCTTAGCTGGATCGCAGTTGCCGCCCTCGCCACCACCGCCGCCCGACCCGCCCGGGTTTGTGACCGTCTGCGACTCGGTTGTGGTCCCCGTTGGCGTCCCCCCGCTGTTGAACGTCGTCGTGCTGGTCGTCGTGGTGATCGTCGTCGTGCAAGCGCCCGCCATGCAGACTGTCACCGGCGTCTGCGTCGTGGTTGTCTCCGTGCGTGACCCATCGGGGTTTGTCACCGTCTTTGTGGATGTCGAAGGCGTCCCGTTTGTCACTGAATCGGGCGCCGTCTTTTTGTTGACGCACGTGGTGACACCGCCGACGGTCACAGGAGCACCCCCCGCTCCGATGCACTTGGATTCCTCGGTTGACGTGGAGGTGCCGCTTGTGCCGCTGATCGACGGCGCCGAGGTGCCCGAGCAAAGGCCCCCCGTCGTGGACATGGTGTAGTAGCCCGTACCGGAAACCCAGCCCGACTTCTTCGCCGACACCGCGCACGATTGGTAGCACCCGCCGCTTGCGGTGGCCGGAGCCGCCGTCCACTGATCCTTCGTTACCGTGTACTCAAAGGCCGCAGGGTAGGGGATTGCTTCGATGGCGCCTCCCGTCCCGGTTGGAGTGGCGACAGTCCCCGCCGACACTTGCGAAACTATCGGGCACGTGCACGTCGTCCCCACGAGGACTTGCGAACCCTCGCACGTTGGAGGCGTGATGCAGGTACTCCCGGACTCGACCTGCGGCGACACGCAGTTGCACGTCGTCCCGCTGAGCGTGCCCCCACCGGGACACGTCGTCTTTGTGCAAACGCCCCCAACATTCGTGTAGCCAGTCGAACAATTGCTCCCGCCCTTCGTCTGCACTCGACCATAGCCACCCTGCCCCCCGCCGGCAACATTCCAGAGACATTCCGTCCCATAGGTGCCATTGCTGTAGAAGGTGGTGAAGTTATACGGAGGGTTAGGCGCGGGGTTCGCCTGACAAGCAGCCGGTTTTGAAATGTAGGCGCCACTCCACGGCCCCGACAGTGTCAATGCCCACTCGTAGCGCGTCCCGGGCGCCCCCTCAGTTTGAACCGTGGCGGGATAGGCGTGCGCGCTCTGGAACCAACCGAGCACCGCGAAGGCGGCCGCAACTGCCAACGCTCCGAGTACACGGCGCAGTATGTAGCCGCCTAGCCCGTTCATCGCAGGAGAATCCAGAGCGCGCCAAGCACCCCGACAAGAATCCAGAAACCCATGTGGCACCTCCCCGTGCGCTTCGTTACGTGTCCTGCGTGTCCTGCGTGTCCTACGTGTCCTACGTGTCCTACGTGTCCTACGTGCTAGGCGGACATAAAGCCGTCCACCTGGCACTCCGGCACTCCGGCACTCCGGCACTCCGGCACTCCGGCACTCCGGCACTCCACTTGACGGGCGACCTGAACGGCCGCCCGTCGGCACCGATTACTTCGCGGCGCGCATCCACTTGAACACGGCGATGCCGAAAACGATCAGCACGACACCGGTCGCAATCGCGGCGGTGTCCGTCAGGCCGTCCGACAGTGCCGTCGTGACCGCAGCCGGGACCGCAGCGAAAGCCAGCGAAGGCAGGCCGAGAGTGGAGAAAGCAAGCAGTTTGTTCATGGTGCAAGTTCCTTAGTTTCGAAGTGGAAGAAGAAAGGCGCGGAAAATCCACGCCGTGATCCACAGCGGAGCAATCCCCCAAAGGAGGGTTTGCGCATCCGTGGAATCGACCGCGAAGGGCGACGATCCGACCTCCGAGGGCGACGCGAGCACCAACGTGCACGTAGTCACGTCAGCAGGTTGGGGGGTCACGTCAACGACGAACCCAGAAGCATCGACGACGACGCAGCGCATGGCTAAAGCTCCTCTAGCGCGTTTCCAGACAGCACAAGCTTTCCCCCCGGCACCTCGCACCAACCGCAGGAGAGAAGGTTGTCCCATGCCCGACGCAGTGCCGCGTATTGCTCCACCCGAATGCGCCGGAACCCGTCAAGGCAAGCGCCTACACGGTGCGCCTCCGCGTACGCCGAAGCCCGTGAGCAGATCCGCCGCGTCAAGTCGCGGCGCCAGCTTGCGAACGCTTCCGAAAAGCGTGAAGTGCTGATGCGACCGAGCAAATCCACCGCTTCCCCCTGGACGACCATGTACTGCGAAATCAAGTAGTGGGAGAGGCGCCGAGTGGAACCGTCACCTTCGGCGACGGGCAAAAACTTGACTTGTCGCGCGCCGTGGATCTCCTGCCACCACTCACCCAGCGCGGAGTAGTCAAGGCGAGTGCCAAGCCCCGGAGGGAAAGCGAGAACGAGGTGCAGCACGCCGTGACCCTCACGCGTGTCAACCATCACATAGGCCAGCTCGCGCGCCTCCAAACCCACAGAGCGGGCGAGTCGCTTCCGCCACACTTGGAAATCTCGTCGAAGCGTGCCTAGCGGCGACGCGGGCGAGCTTGTGAGCGTGACCCACCACAACGTGCACCCCGCTCGACGCCAGCATCGCATCGCGTCGCGGATGCGAGCCCGAGCCCCGTAGTGTTTGCGAGTGAAAGTTCGCCGCTTTGGCACGTTTCGACTGTTGTCATCAAGAATAGGGCCAGCTTCGCTGGCCCCGACAACAGTCGTGATGGTTTCCCCGCCTACTGGGGCCACGAGAGCACCCCCAGAAGGCCGAGGGCGCGGTTGGCCGCTTCATCTTGCGTCGAACCCCACGCGCACTCTGTGACGCCCGTTACAGGGTCGCGTGCGTGTGCAAGCCATCCAAGGAAGGGAGAGCGAGCGAGGAACACCTGCGCGCCTCCCACGTCCTCGCGGAACTCTGTCTGCTGCCGGAATTGCATGGCGCCCGCTCCTACTTGACCGGGACCAGCTTGGGAGCAAGTGCGAGATGGCGGTAGCCATCCACCCAGACAGAGGTAGGAGCGAGCGAGTAGACGCCTACGGCGTATGGTTCCTGTCCCTCGCGGAGCGAGAGGGTGACGGACTGCGGGTAAGGATGCGGCTTGCCTTCCCGGTCGAACGTGAACGCGTAAGCCTCTTGCTCAACGAAGGTGAACTGCTTTCCCGCCTTCGACGTAACGGTACGGCTCTTTGCGATCGGATCGCGGACTTCGATCTTAATCATGATGATGCTCCCAAGTAGTTGATTGCCGAATGGCCCTAGCAGCTTACGAATTCGACCGAGAGTTAGTCAAAGGAAAAGAGGGGGATTCCCTGCCGCCTGCCATGAACGAGACACCCGACGCGCGGGCATTGACAACCACGTGAAGGCATGCAGCGGAGCTGATCGCATCGTCGCTGGGCCGGGATGGCCGGCCCAAACCCGCTCCTACATGCTCTCAGGTCGAGCCCTTAGTCGGAGCGAGGGGAGTGGCTTGCAATGGGATGGTGCTCTTCTCCTGTCTACCCTTGTCGGACAATTTGTCACCATGGGCGCCAGGTGCACTGCCGGCAGGTTGTTTCCAAAACTGAAAGTATCCCCGCTCCACAATCTCACCACACATGCCCTCAGGCACATCAAGCCGCGTGCCTTGATCCGTGTAGCACCGGCACCCCCGGTCAGACCGCACACACCCAGCCGGAAAGGGCGCACTGGCCGGTTGCGTCAGACCGTCATAAACCGCCGCCGTGTACGCGAGCCCGGGCACGCGCGGCTGTTGAGCCGCGATGTAGTCCGGCGCTGACATGGTGCCTCCTTTCGCCTGCGGCGCAGTCGTCACCATGTTTGTGGCTTTGGCTACTTCGGGCGCAGTGACGCCGCGCGGGCGAAATATCGCGTACCCGATGAGCGCAGGCGCCAGAATGAAGAACGCGATCAGGAGAAAGAGCCGAGCCGGAGGACGGACCTTGACCGTGTGAGCCTGCGCAGACTCGTAGACCTCGTAGACGTCCTTCGGGTAGCGCCACGTCGTCGAAACCGAACCCGTGCGGGATTGGTCCGGGTTTTTGTTGACATCCTCCCACTCGTGCACCGT